ACATCGGTTGGACACATTGATGCATCCACTGGAGAATTCAAAACAATATCTGTAACAGAGTCAGTGAGAGATTCTATGCACGAGGTGAAAATAAATCCAATTACTTTTTTCTCAGGAGCAGGAATTGTTAACTTTGGTAACTTAACTAAAACGACGGCAACTTCGGCACTAGATAGAATAAATGTGTCAAGATTAGCAGTTTTCCTAAGAACACAATTGGATGCTATTGCTAAACCATTTATCTTTGAACCAAATGATGAGTTAACTAGAAATGAAATCAAAGGCGCAGTTGAGTCGTTCCTATTAGAACTTGTTGGTCAGAGAGCATTGTTTGACTTCTTAGTGGTTTGTGATGACACAAACAACACAGCTACAAGAATAGACAGGAACGAACTTTATGTGGATATCGCGATTGAACCTGTGAAATCGGTTGAATTTATCTACATTCCGTTAAGAATCAAAAACACAGGAGAAATAGCAAAATTGGGGAACTAATTTTGGATAAATAGGAGAAACAGATGGCAATATCAACTTTATCAAAATTTACAGTACCTTTAGCAAACGATCAGAGCTCGGCATCACAAGGCTTATTGATGCCAAAACTTCAGTATCGTTTCAGAGCGATCCTGGAAAATTTTGGAGTATCAACACCTAGATCAGAATTAACAAAACAGGTGATGGATATTACAAGACCAAACTTGACCTTTGATCAAGTAACTTTAGACGTATACAACTCAAGAGTATATGTTGCAGGCAAACACACTTGGGAACCAATCACAATTACACTAAGAGATGATGTAAACAACTCAGTGTCTAAATTGGTTGGTGAGCAGATACAGAAACAATTTGATTTCTTTGAACAATCAAGTGCGGCATCAGGTATAGACTACAAATTCACAGGTAGAATTGAAATGTTAGACGGTGGTAACGGAGCAAGTGCACCAACTGTCCTTGAAACATTTGAACTATATGGTGCATATGTAGAAAACGTAAACTACAATACCTTAGCGTACAACACATCAGAACCTGCTACAATAACACTTTCAGTGAGATACGACAACGCAATACAAACACCACAAGGCACAGGAATAGGAACTGCGGTTGCAAGAACTATTGGTACTTTAAGTACTGGTGGTGGTGCGTAATTTTCGTTAGCATTTATAACAGAGAAAGCGTCTTTATAGGCGCTTTTTTTGTGGCTATAAATAACATGTATGCCAAAAATTAACGACTACTTACAAGGTTTTCAGAACGGCCTGCCGGGCATGAAAGATTATCGACATGCTTCTCGGCTATACATCGACGACAACTATAAACTATTGCCTAAGCAAAAGTTTTTATTTCATGTTGTGTTTAACCTAGATGAAGAGTTGTTTGAAACTAAGTTCACGTCAAATGAGAGAAATCAGCTGAACATGTTAGTAAAGGCCTGCGATCTTCCCCGATACGGTTATAATGTTGAAGAAAAAATACAATACAATAAAAAAATGTACACAGCATTACGTATCCAATACGAACCTGTTAACATCACATTCCATGATGATCATGCTGACACGGTCAATGCTTTTTGGAAAAAATATTATGAATACACAATTGCAGATGGTGTATCAATGAATTCAGACATGCAAATAAATGCTACAAAAGATGATTATTATAAATCAGCATACATAAACACCACAAACAAATACGGACTTGATACGCCAAAACAAAGACAAAAACCTTACATAAAAGGTATTGAAATTTTTATTTTACATAAACAAAGATTTACGTCTATGACGTTAGTGAATCCTATAATAGGTTCTTTTGCTCATGACACTTTAGACCAAACAGATGGCACAGGTATTATGCAAAACACGATGCAAATTTTTTATGAAACTGTACTGTATAAGTCGGGTGTGATTAATGTTAATAATGTGCCAGGGTTTGCCACTGTCAATTACGACAAAGAACCTTCACCTTTAACAGTTTTGGGTGGGGGAACAAATTCAATATTTGGTCCTGGAGGTGTAGTGGATGGCATTGGTTCTGTGATAAAAAATGTACAGAATGGAAATATTTTAGGTGCGATTTTATCAGCATCTAACACTTACAATAATGCAAAAAAAATTAAAAAGAAGGACGCAAAAGAAGAATTGAAAGGACTTGCTAAAAAAGGAGTCCTCGAAATAGGAAAACAAGCAGGAACAACTAGTCCGGTAAGCCAATTTGCAATTGGTGCCGCAGTTGCCACCGGCTTAACTATTGCAAATAAAAAAGGCACCAACGATAATAGTAATAAATCTGATTTAAAAGTCATTTCAAATTCAACATTGGACACTAAAACATTTTTTACAGCAGACGAATCTTTTAAACTAGTCAATAATGATGCAAATGTCAAAGACGAAGTGGCGGCAGGTTTATATTACAAAGATATAGGATCAAGAAAAAATTTAACAGTGGCCGAATCAGATGTGGAATTTGAGAATTCCAGTTCGTCGGTCAAAACAGTGTATAGAAGTAAAGCACTTACAAATATCAGGAAACTAGTAACTGAAGGATACATAAGAATTAACAGGACATCAAAAGATGTTAATTTATCAATTGAGAAAGTAAGTTTATAATGGCAGAATTTTACACAAATCTTCCGCAAAAGGATAAAGACAATCTACAAAATACTATAGATAAACTTAAGACAGCCAATTATCAGGAAGAATATCAATTCAACGCAGGTGAATATGATGCCGCAATTGCCTTTTTTGTTCAACGAGGTTTCAAGAGAGAGTCTGCAGAGTCAACAGCTTATGTAGTTTTAGCACAGGCAAAAATTGATGATGTCAATCCGCAAGAACTTTTAGACAAATTAACATATGCAACACCGGCCCAACTTTCAGAACTTATCACAATCATACTTAATGCTAACAGATACAAGTCTAGTAGATTGGGTGTGAGGCAAACACTCGCTACCAAAGACCTAGTATCTAGAAATATTCTAGACTAATGTTGCCCAGATTCGCAAAAGGAAAATTTTACCCAAAAAATCAAGAAAAATATGTTGGTTTGAAAACACCAACATACAGATCTAGTTGGGAACATGCCTTTATGAGATTGTGCGATCAACATCCAAATGTGGCCAAATGGGCAAGTGAATCAATCAAGATACCTTATAGACATCCTTTAACTGGAAAGTACACTGTATATGTGCCAGACTTTTTTGTTGTGTACATAGATAAAAATGGCGCCAAACACGCTGAACTGATTGAAGTCAAACCAAAATCACAAACTAACATTCGTGATGCTGGTAAAAGTCAAGGTAAAAAAAAGCAGGCCGTAATAAACATGGCCAAATGGGAGGCGGCAAATGCTTACGCAAAACAAAATAAAATTAGGTTCAGGGTATTATCAGAAGAACAGTTATTCCATCAAGGCTCACGTAAGTAAATAAAACAATGACAAAGAAACTAGAAGAAATTTTAAATTTACCAAAGGTGAAGGAAGCGTTTGCAAAGGTTGATGCGAAAGACAAAGAAAAAGCCGATCAAGCTAATGGCAAAAGCAAAAACTTAGACCCGCAAACACAAAAAAATTTAGAAAAAAGTTATGCCGAATTTGATAAAATTTCATCCGCTTTGCCACAGGTAAAAGGCCTTGGAGAACTGTCTGACCTAGAACTGGACAAACTAGCAGTAGAGGCCGAAGAAAGTTACAAAAATTTAATGGACTTAGGTATGAACGTTGACTCACGTTATTCAGGACGTATATTTGAGGTGGCCAGTACCATGTTAAGAAATGCCATAGATGCCAAATCTAATAAAATTGATAAAAAATTAAAAATGGTTGAATTACAATTGAAAAAGCAAAAAATCGACCAAGGCAACAAAGATGATACAGGCATCGAAGAGCAGGACGGCTTTGTGATATCTGACCGTAACGAATTGATGAAAAAACTACTTAAAAAAGATGAATAATGCCATTACCGCAAAACTTTTGTTCAGCCCCATTCCTACAACTCCAGGCATCTAAAGAAGACAAATGTGGGCCTTGTCCCCATACTGCTAACATATTAAAAGTTAAAGGAAACATATCTGACAAATGGCAATCAGAAGATTTAGAAAGTTTAAGACAAAGTTTTCTAGATAACAAAAAAGATTCTCGTTGCTCAAGATGTTGGAAAGAAGAAAAAGCAGGTAAGAAAAGTCTAAGAATTAGATTATCACGATTTAAAGAAACCAAAAATGCTCAAAAAATTTTTGAAAAGTACATTACTACAAAAAAATATTTAAATTATCCAAAAATATTAACTTTGATTCCAGGAAACGAATGCAATCTTGCTTGTCCTTCGTGTAGCAGTTTTTTCTCAAGCAAATGGAATAGCCTAATTAAACAACAAAACTATATGGGATTCCACAATTATACTACCAATTGGAATCTAACAAAACAAAACTACTTGGACATTGTTAGAAATTCTCAAAATTTACAAAAAATAGAATTGTTTGGAGGTGAACCTTTTTTGAACAAGCAAAATAAGAAACAACTTATCGAACCATTAATGAAAAAAGGCACTTCAAAAAATATCAAATTATATTTTAATACAAACGGAACTATTTTTGATGAAAAATATATGAATGAACTTGTTAGTAATTTTAAGTTTGTTGAAATAAGGCAATCAATGGATGGCATCAACGATCAATTTGAGTATCTAAGATATGGAGCTAAATTTAAGCAAGTTTGCCTCAATGCAAAAAAATTCCAAGCACTGCCAAATACAGATTTTGAAATTATATGCACAGTGTCTATTTTTAACATTTTAAGCATTGAGGAACAAGATACATTTATGAAAAAAAATGATTGGTCCGTATTTTATAACATTGCCAATGGTCCAAACCATTTACTCCTACACAATATACCTGAAGAAGCCAAAAAACAGATAAAATTACCGCAAAAGTTTAAAGATATTCAGCAATATATTAATTTGGAGAAATGTGACTTAAATAGTTGGAGGCGTTTTGTGCAATACACCCGTGTTTTGGACAAGAATAGAGGTTTGTCGTTCAAAAAAACCTTTAGCGACCTTTACAACATTGTAAAAAAACATGGGTTTGAATAACCAATAAAGGTAAATATTGCATATGAGCACGTTTAAACAATATCTCACAGAAGCACATAAGTCATATGACTACAAAATTAAGGTTGCTGGTGAGCCTAAAGACATAGATAAAAATCGCTTAGAAACAGCATTACAGAAATTTGAATTAGCAAAAATGTCTGCGGGAAAAAGCACACCTATACAAACATTACCATTAGATTTTCCAGCATTAAGCAATGAATCAGTTACAATATTTGATGTTACTACAAATTATCCTGCTTCACCAAGAGAGATGAAAGAATATCTGGGCACATACATGAACATACCACAAACGCATATTGTCGTTCGAAAACCAAACGAACCATCTGAAGAATATCAAGAACAAATGCAAGTGGCAGAAAAATCAGAATATGTGAATAAATTAAGAGATATCGAATACAAAGATGCTCCAAAAGTCAACGCTGAAGATTTCCATTCTACCAAAGCTAACATGAGTTTGTTAAAAGAAT